AGATTGCCCGTCATCGTATCGCCTGATTTAGCGACACGTGCGTTGGCATTATCATTTGCCGAATTAGCAGTCCGTTGTGCATTGTCTGCAGCGTTTTTTGCTTCAACGCCTTTGTCGTAAGCTGTCTTTACTGCTTTTGATGTCGCTACATTATTTTCGTCATTACTATTAACTGATGATGAGCGTTTATTAAGCGGGATATAGTTGTTTAAAGCAAGTTGCACAACCGCAATCATTTGCGCCAATTTCTTACCGGCTCGTGCGGATAATCCTAGCTTATCACTGTCAATTCCAGTGTCATCGGTAAGTTGGACAATACCGGCTTGTGTGCCGGATGCGCGAGGAACATTTAGGACCTTTTCATATTCAACTTCGCCATCTGCAATACTTTTTGCTCGTGCTGCATGAGCCGCTGCCTCTTCTGCTTTTTGCACGGCGATATCTGCATTAGTTTTAGCAGAGCGTTCGGCAGAAGATAAATTTTGGGCTGATGTGGCGGCTTTTGATGCATAGTGGAAGGCAGAATATTTATCGCCGGCAACAATCTCATCAATGGGATTCGATGCCCATTTTCGCGCCCAACCTTCCGATTCATCGGCGGATTGACTACTTGCCGCCGCAGAGGTGGCAGATTGAGTGGCGGAGTTCGCCTGATTAATAGCGGTTTGTGTATTTGTTTCAACGGTCTGTGTGTGTTGTGCGACTTGTTGTGCTTTAGCTATGACATCATCACGTGCATTATTCACGCTGGCTTCTGTTTCCGTTAGCATTTTAAATGGGACAGGGTGATTCGGTTCGGTTGGCTCCGGAATTAATGGACTTACCGCAAAGCCTTTGCCATCATCACGCATTTCAGGGATTCGTTCAAAACTTACCTGAATTGCATCAAATTCATCTGATACGGCTTGTCCATCTGCTTTGGTGTATGGCGTGAATTGGTGAGTACGCGCGTACCATTTTTTCTTAGACACGATAATTTCTCCGTGTAATATAATTTAAGACAAGACCACTAATTTCAAATTGTGGCGAATGAATAGAGGAACCTGAAAACGATAAGGCGATATTGCGACTGTAGCCGGATAAGTGAAATGTCGGTGCCGAATAGTCTTCTGCAGACCAAAGGAAGTCGTTCCATAGGGAGTCGTTCCAACGCCCTCCTCCACCGGCAATTTGTAAATCTTTGCCAAGTGTTGCTGCGTGGTAATTGGAGTTATAGTCGAGATCAAAGCGATAACTTAACTTGGATTTCCCTTCGGTGGTGGCTTGCAATTCTGCGCTGTGCCAACTTTTAATTAATGTCGGCGCTCCACAATGGTTGAATGCCATTTTCACAATCCAATCAATTTTCTTACCTGAGAACGAATGACAATTATCAGACTGGCGATAAACCTTGCCATCATCAAACGCCATATAAACGTTATCAGGCGATTGCCATAAACCTTTGAGTGGTTCAGGATAGGTGAAAAATGTGCTTCTTGTTGTGCCGTCAGGCTGAAACATAATACATAAATGACGACCTTCGGCAGAATAAAAGCGGATCTGATTAGACTTCGGTTTAGTAGAGGAATAAGCAATATTGTAATGATGTTTATCAAAACCAAGTTTACGATTTGCATCCACTTCACTTAATCTAAAATCACCGAACTGTTCTGTCTGATCAATTCTTGTAATACCGTTCTTGCTGATAGCCAATGGCACAAAAGAGGTTTGTAGTGTATTCGGATAAATACCAACAGCAGAAATATCCTTTAACACCCAATCATCACGACCGGAACCATAAAGCCCTGCTGTTTTGTTTCGGCAGCCCACGATAAGTACACCGCCCACTGTCGAGGATAGTGCAGTGATTTCATCACCTAAACCAAATTGCTCCGACCCTAACAACACAGACCATTGATTAGGGTGACCAACCAGTGAATGCCCTAATTGCCCACCTTGGAAAGAGGCGAATAGGTGATTTCGGTGCGCACAAAGATATTGAGGATTATCATTATTTAATAAAATTGGCACAACGACCCCATTTGGTCGCACTTCGATAATCTGTTCCCCATTGCAACCGTAGGCATAAAATGTATTCGAACCACCGTAAAAATTATGGTAGATGAATTGCCAGTTTTTACCTTTTGATAAGGAAACTTGGGTGCAATTTTCCACAGTGGCAACAGCTAGATTGTTGATCTGTAGAGGTTGATTGGTGGTAACGGATTGAGACAACACAACATAACCGGATTGACTGTCTGGCGCTAAAGTAACGGAATGAATAACACCACTTACACCTCCCGAGGTAAAATTAGAGTTATCCAGTAAGTTTTCAGGCTTAACCAAGTTCTTTAATTTTACGAGATATGTCGCAGGAACCGCAGACCATCCGTTATTTGAACTGATAAATACACCGCACTTTTCGCCATTGTCACGAAAAGCAATCACTTCCTTATCTAATTCAACCACACCGCGGATTTTATCTATACCAGGAACAACAGAAACGGAATCTACACCGAACTGAAACGCCATACTTCGATAGCGCAAGTCATCTTCAAGTTCGCCATCAAAGCCACTATTCACATAAGTAGCAGTAAGATTTACACCGTTGACAGTGAGATTTACACCGTTGGTAATGTTGATTGGTTTGAGAAAGGAGACCACAAAAGCATCATCCAGTACGTCAATAATCTGATATTGCTTGCCTCCATGAACAAATGCTTTATTGCGGAACCATTCTTTATCAGAAATCTCCCCCACAATTAAAACAGCGTACGCCATTTCAGAGGGGATCATTTTCCCGTCAATACATTCATAGCCTTCAATTCGAGAAAAACCGCCACCATAATTAGGTTGCACATTTAACGCACTGATCGCTTCGCTATTTGCTTTTGCAATCGGTGGCGTAGTTAAATCCATGCCACCGCTAATAGCAATGAATTGCGATTGAATTCGTGGAAGTTGTGCCATTTATTTACCTAAAGATGGAGTCGGCAAAAATTGAGAGCAGAACAAATGAAGATATTTATCCCATTCATTCTGACCGCGCATGACTAATTCCTGTGCATTTTGAGATAACGCTTTACCTTGCATGGCATAATAAACAATTGCAATGTGAAAACGTTCAGAGATGAAAGGCGTATCGGAGGAAGTCTCTAACTGCTGTAAATGATCCGCAGAAAAGCCATCACTCCAAAATGATTCATTCCATGGGCGTAAGGATTGAATATCCAGCCACGCTTCACGAATTGCATCAACATACTCAAGGTTACGACCGGTTTGATTGGTGACGTTATACGGACCTTCGCCCGTATCGTTCATTTCACGGCGTAACCGTTGAGCAAGTTGTAGAAAATTCATTATACGTTACCCAAAAAATGAACGTTGTAATTCTGCACTACGGTTTTTGCGATTTCGCCTTCTTTAGTTTGTGATCCAACGATGCTTTTTGCATCCATTAATAACTGATAAACCGGCTCAGGAACTACCAATTCTTTTTCACGCTGCATTTGAAAAGAACGACCATTTAGCCATACAATCACGTCTTCTGCCCCATCAAAACCAAGGCCGGTGCTGATTTTAATTCTAACTTTTGGGTAATCATCTAGGTTATCGCTTAATGCAACGGCAGTTTGTGCCGAATCTTCTTCGGATTGTGTTGCGAAAATTGATTTTGGCATTCGCTCAGCCGGACGCAATAGCCCGTTATTTTCTTCAAACTCCAAAATCGCATTAACTAAATCGTCCTTGCTATCTGAATCCTTCTTTTCCAAACCGCACTGTTCTTTTAAATGATTAATTAAATCGCTTTTTTTGCTTTTGTCTAAATCGATAAATGGATAACTCATCTTTCTACCTTAAATAAAAAGCCCTGAATTAACAGGGCTTATTGGGTTACATTTTAAAGTTCAGAAGCCGCGCATTCGATACGCGCCAACCATGCTTGATTCAGGATTAGTGCTGCATGCCATGTTTTCCAGCCAACAGAACCAGTCTGGCCAAGTTCATCGCCATGTGATGGCGTTCCCGGATTACGCACTTTGATTTCTGCCGATTCCTTGCCTTTCAACGGCACAATACCAAATGCGTCTTGTGCTAACACAAGAATTTGATAAACGTCTGCATTTGTGCCGGAGGTAGATAACACTTTTTCACTACCTTTTGTTGCACCGGCATCTGCCAACGGTGTAAAAATCGGCGTCGTGATAAAGCGGATGTTTTCAACCGACCCGAATTCATACGGAGAGACCACAGATCGGCTACCATATTCGGCCACAGATTTAAACCCCGGTAATTGGCGTAAATCAGGCTCTAGGTCAGTATGGCAGATTGCGATGAAAGAGGCTTCGATCGGTTTTGTTCCGATTTTGATAGACGCATCTAAAATGGATGTGATTTTTTTTGCACGGTTATTCATCAACGTGCGCACAGTTTGACGGAGTTTTGCTAGTGAAATAGGTTTATTCACCGCATTACGAGCTACACCATTTGCATAGACAACATTGGTGCCACCTGTAATTGCACCAAATGTCAAAAGTTCTACGGTTTCCGCTGCTTGTTCGCCAGAAAGTTTAGTTGCGTCTTTCAACACTTCATCTTCTTTAGTGTCTTGGATAACGTCTGTGATTTCTGCCCATGCGCCGTACTGTTTGAGAGTGGTTTCTACATCCTCATATTTAATTTTTTGGGATTCAGGGCGTACTCCCTCAGTTAACGGGGTGAGCGCAGGTTTAAACGGAACCGCACGGCGGAATTTAATTTTTTGGCTAGCATTTTTCGGCATAGGTTTAACTTGTCCGAATTTGCTGATTACCAAAATTGGTTCGGCGTGTGCTAACAAATTAGCAACGGCATAGACGCCGGTCTTTTCTGAAATATCACCATATTTAGTGACGTTGGTTGAAGGCATAAATCATTCTCCTCAAATGAACTAACTATCGCTGCTTAGCAAATTGAACAGCTAATTGATCAAATAACGCATCTTCATCAATTTCATCACTGCCTTTTGGCGCACTGCGACCCGTTGGGAGCGACATGGCGGATAATTGTTGAGAGCGTTTATTACGTTGCTCAGTGATGGAGGATGTCGCACGTTTGTACTCGTTAAGTAAATAAATCGCATCTTGCGGATCGTCAGAGCTAAATAAGGCCCGAACGCCGTTCGGCTGGTTATCTACCCAACGATGGAACATTGGATCGCGCAAGATATTATCGGCATCAGGAACGGCTTGAGTAACCAAAGAAATTGAACCATCAAGCTGTTGCTGTTCGAAATCTTGCACATTGGCATCCACCATTTGAGCAATCGGAGCAGAAATATCTTCAAGGCGTTTATTTTGTCCGGCGACAAAGCGGGACAGGAAATCGGCGACTTCAGGATAGTCAGCGCGTAAACTTTCAAGCTCACCATCAAAGGTGGATTGATTTTGCTTAAGCTGTTCCAAAGCGGCTTGTGCCTGTTGATATTTCTTAGAGAGCGCACCAACACGACCGCGTTGAGACTTAGCCATGTGTTCATAGCGCTCTTTGTCTGCTTTCATTGAGCGGAAGTGTTCTTTCACTTCATCAGTGGCATTTTTCAACCATTCAGGTTCTTCCTCTTGCGCAACCGGCTGTTGCGGGGTGCTTTCTTGAGGAGGATTTTCCTCACGCTGATCAGGCGTGGTCTGAACATTGTCATTTGCGACAGATGGCTCGTTGTTGGCAGTTAGTCCACCTGATTCAAGTTGATTAGCGGCTTCATCAAAAGCGGCGTCAGCATTAAATTCTACGGTGTCTTGATTTTCCATGTATTACCTCATTAAGCGGCATAAAGCGGCTTGTGATAATTCGTTGATAATAAAAAACCCGCTACGGTGAGCGGGTCTATGATTGATAATCCAGTTCTGAAACCAGATCTTGTAATTCTTTAATTTTGCCTCGGAGAATATTGTATTGCTGTGAGGTTAATCCCTCACCACACAAGTCTTGCTTGTATTCTCTGATTCGAGTATTCAGATAAACAATCATTGATTTTCTATCTGCTTCATTCTGCAATTTTAGCTTTTGCATAAAAACTCCAACAAAAAAGCCGAACTGCATTTCTACAATTCGGCTATTGTGGGAAATTCTACTGCAAATATTTTGTTTGTCAATAGATTAGTTTGTATTCAACCCCTCCATCATGCGGTATTTACGCAACATCTGAGCTTGTACTCTGCTCATGTCTTTATTGTAACGTTTAATGCCGTTTTCATAGGCTACCGCACTAATTTGACCCGCTCGAAGTGCACGGGTAAGTTTTGCTTTCTCACTTTTCATTTTACCAACCACTGACGCGTCTTCTTCGTGGAATTTGATTAGTTTGCGTTTATCATCATCTAACCAATCACCAAGCTCGCCACGGGCTTTGCGTGATTCGTACTCTTTCGCGACATTCCCCGCCTCTCCGCTCGCTTCATAGTAACGGCTTTGAATAGAGAATTCGTTCGTTGTTCCAATAAACTGATTCAAGAATGGAATGCGAGTATTGCGGCCTAATGCTTCACGGTTAGGGTTTTCAACAAATATAGTGCTTAATTCTTTAAGGCTACCGAACATAGAGCTATATCCATCGAACAAGTTTTTAATTTGTTCCGGATGCATATCAATTCCAAGGTTATCATTCATAAACAAAGCGGTATCTTTCCAGAATTGCGCTGTTGTTGCCTTAGATTGCTCGGCTTTCAATTTGTCTTCACGAACATAATTCGTTGTGATTTTGCTTCCGAATGCCGAACGATTAAGAACATTCTGCATTAATGGTTGAAGAATTGTCGGCGTTGCGGTTAAGGTGATTTTCTCCATCGGATATTTGGACGCAGAAATTTCAGATGGAGACACCGGTGCGAAAGTCTTCAAGGAGTGCGCCAGCATATTCGCCCCAGCTTCCGTTAAGGAAATGTCACTCACCGCACCTTTTACGATATTCGTGGAGAAATTCCACGCCATTTGCGGCATACCAAAACCAACCGGAATTTTGAAGTAATGACCACCACCAAGCGGAATCGGAATATAACGGGTAATATCGCCAAGCTGATCCATTTTGTTTCCGCCTTCGTCATCATCGTCCATTGACCGCAAGACTGTATAGAGAGAAGTCATCACCGCAAGATATGCCGCGAAACGGATTTGACCTTTACGAGTAGAGAGATAGCGGATAAGGTTTGCCGCCCCCATGACAGTCGGTTGAGAGAACATATACAGCGCTTTGATGCCACGCATCTTGGAGCCTGTTTTGCGGAAGTTGGTAAGCTCCAATGTGGTTGCCGCCGCCTGTTTTGAATCAATGCCGTTTTCCACTAAGGCTTTGTAGGCCGCTAATGCTGAAACGGTATCAAACATTTTATTGTACCCCTCAAGGATTTTTCCGGCTTTCTCAAGTTTACCGGCAATCGGATTGTTTTCTTTTTTCAAGCGTTTGATTAAATCCACTTCGGATTTATCCAAATAAGTACCGTAGTTAGAAACACCGCCCTCTTTGAGTAACTGTTTAAGCATACGCTCTGCCGGCACGCTATCTCGCAATTCTTGACCAAACCCAAGGCGCTTAGTGGCTTGCCATACTTCTTTGTCGGTAAAAGCATTCGCAATGGTTGCACGACCGATTTTATCCATAGTCTTGCTATCCACTAAACGATTATTCTTATCGTAGAGTTTCTGAACACGGATGAATTCTGATTTTTCCCACGTATCACGCATCATATTCATTGGCGCAAACGTAACAGTCCATTGAGTAACGCCTCGAGCATACCAGCCGGTAGGTTTAGAAATGAGTTTCAGAAATGCATTAGCATGTTCCACGTTATCATTACGTAAGGCTTCCATGGCTTGACTTGGCAACTCATACTCATAATATTCACCTCTCTCTTTGCGGATCAGAACATTATCGCTTGAGCGGGTTAAGCCCTGCATTTTGCGTTTGCTAATACCAAGATTAGCCGTTGCCTGTTCTCTTGCTTGAGCATCGGAATAGCCTTTTTCTTTCAGCATAGTGACTTCGGTTTCGTACAAGTTATCAATCTTGCCTTTGAATTCCGCAAAGCCGGCATAGGTAGTAGTTTTACCCACAGACTTCCAAACCGCATCAATGGCATCTTCCGCTTCGGAACTTGTACGACCTTTTAACGCTTTATCTCGTCCGATATTGACTGCACTTGAACCTGCACCTGAAATAATATCGGTATCAACATCTGCATTCGGATCGCCTGTTAACGGCACATAATGGCGGTTCGCTTTGTAGTCCTGATATTCTTTCTCGGTGTAGCGTCCACTTGCTCTATCGATTTCCAGTTTAGCTTGATTTAAGTCATAGACCATCTCAGCAACTGATTCTAAATCAGATTTACTGATACGTTGTTCGGTGTTCTTCATAATCAATTCAGCCTCCGGAATTGACCAACCGCCGGCAACACCCACCTTGAAACGATTGCCTTTGTTTTTGTAGTCGGTGTTGTAAATGTCTGCTTTGCGATTATCGTACTGCGCTTTCGCTTTCAAATAGGCATCATTCAAACGGCGTACTTCTGCATCAGTGCCGTTTTGTCTTGCGTTATCTAATAACCGTTTAGCATCACGCATGACTTTTTCATCAGTGCGCAATAAATCCAAGTTCTTCTCAATGGAATATTTAGCCGAAATCCAGTTACCGACTAATCGCTTCATAGTTAATTCATCAATCGGATTTTTGCCTTTCTTGGTCGCTTTGGAAAGTGCGGCAATTTTAGAAAGGATCGGCTTGAGATAGGCTTGCTCCAATTCGGAATTCATTGCATCACGTTTTCCTTTAGCTGTGTACATCGCATCTTTCAAACGACGTTTCTCGTGGTCTCGGCTGCTCGTGTTACCTGTTTGATCTTCAAGCTGCATTGAATCAATCCAATCATTCACTGGGCGGAGGCTGTCAGCCAGCCATTCATCCACTTTGCCCACTGCCCGATTAAAGCGTTCTTTAAAGCTTGAATAGTCTTTCGCTTTTAAATTATCCCAAAGACTTGGCTCGCTTTCGGCTTTGCCTGTCTGAGAAAGATCAAGGGCGGATTGAACTGTGTTGGTGCGAGAGAAACGAATATCAGAATTTTCTGAAGAAAAATCCCCATTATTGTTCGTTGCGGATTTAATCTGATTTGGCTCAAATACTACATATGCTATCCCATCTTTACCGCTTGCTTTGTCTTTCCCCGGCACAATGAAACCATCAATGCCTTCATTTTTAATAAAACGTTGCATACCTTCTGATTTATTATCAGGCAACGCTATTGCAAAATCGGTCTTTTCGTTAAATCTTTTTGTGTCGGCTATGAACCCATCAACCAATTCCGCCGCCTGACGTTGAGCTTCGGCTTCATCAAATCCAAAAGAAAGGAATTCTTGTTTATTGGCTTCAATGGCTTGTTCGTACGTTACATTGCGAAAATCTAATGGTTTTTCCATTTTAAGGTAAACTGCATAAGTATTTTCTTTGCCACCACGTTCTTGCGTGCGACGGTTCGCATAACTGTTGGCAATGTCTTCGTTTGAGAAATAAAAGCCAGTACCGAGATTATCAATTGCAATTTTTGCCTTATCAAAAACAGTGAAATCCGCATTAGAACCATGGTAAACAATTAACGGCTTACCACTTTCATCAATAACCTTACTATTACCAAACCACCGTTTGAAATTGTTTGAATGGATTTGCTGATCGCTTTCACCCTGTGCATCTTGCAAAATCTGTAACAAACGCTTATCATTGACTTTAGATAAAGGCGATTGATTAGAAATCTCCGCACTAGATAAGCGAGAGGTCATTTCTAAAAGATCGCCTTTTTCAATTTTCGTCAATTTATGATCGTAGTATTTATCGCCAGTAGTGGCAATTCCTACTGAGGCTCTTACGGTGTAATCAGTTCCGCCAATATTTAGCCCGGCTATATAATACTCATATTCTTTAATGTCAGGATTTTTGGCTAAATCTTCATTTGGCAAAGTATCAATATAAATTGAGTTTTCAATAATTTCAGGAATAGCCACAACACTTTGCAAGTGTTCGGGATTGCTGATATCGTGATGCAGTACTTCGGTTACGCCAGCTCTCCCTAATGAAATTTCACGACCGGTATCCTTATTAAAATAAGAACCTCGCAGTGTTTTACCATATTCCATTGCGTTACGACGATATTGTCTAAAATCTTCGCTTGACTCAATCTCTTTACCCGAAATTCGGATGGTTTCAGCCTCACGTAACTTTTCCAAACTTTCAGCTTTAGAGCGTGATTGTGCACGGCTAAAGCGAATATCATCATTTTCTTTGGAGAATGCACCTGTGTTATCGGTTGCGGATTTTATTTGGTTAGAATCAAAGGCGACAATTTCTTGTCTGTTAGGATATAAGACTCCATCATAACCGGCATCTTTTAGGATTGAACTAAAAGCTCCAGCATATTGGCTTCTCACCGAAAATGAATTTCCTACGTTGAAAATAAAAGGATCAACTGTGTAATCTTCGTAACCTTGTGCAGAGAGTCTATTTGTTAAATGCTCAGCGACTTCCTCAGCAGATGTAAAATCACTAGGTCTAAATGGGTTCTTTAATGATACATACGCGCCAATAATTTTTTCTCCATACGACTCCGAGGTTGTTCTATTTGGAGATAAGTAGAACCCCTTTCCTCTTAATCCCTTATCATTCCCAGCTCCGGCTTTTGTTTTATCAAAAGTTGTGAAATGTGTTTTTGTTCCATGATAGACAACCAATGGCTCACCAGTTCGTTCATTCACCACTTTAGACGCATTATCCGGATCGCTTTCCCAATCTCCGAACCAGGCTTTAAATTCAGGCGAGCGAACTTGTTGCCATTGATGGAATGTGAGTTCTGTTTCGCCATTTTCCTTGGCTTGGTTGTGGCGTTCTTCTGTCAGTTCTTCGTTTCGACTAAAACGAACATCGCCATTTTCATTTAATTCCCCGACCGCACTTTCTTTGATTTTAGCAACTAAATTCAATACATCTTCATCAGAGAATTGCGCCGCACGTTCGGCACCAAAGATCTTTGATAAGAATTCTTTAATTCGTTGTGCGGTCATTGCTAACCATGATTTAGTTGATTGTCTTTGACCTTTTTTGATCTCTACACCGTAACGGCTTTCAAGCTCATTCCATTTACCGGTTTCATTTGCCGCCATGATTTCGGCGATCGCTTCTTCAATTGCTACTGTGCGATTTGTTGTGGCTAAATCATCAGTGTTTTTGCGTTGCGCTTGGATGGCATCGGCAATCTGACTTACCGCTTTATTTTTGCCAACTTCTTGCATTAAGTTGTCATAAGTACCTTTATATCCAACATTGATTCCACGGTGGGCCATCTCATGCCATGCAACGAACTGTAAGCGTTCATCTTTGGTCATGGTTTTGGTCGGCTTAATACTGTCAGCGACAATGGTGATCTTGCCTGTTTTTGGATTAAACCAACCTTCCACATCGGAGGTGATTAAGTTCTTCACGTCTTTTGGTGGGTTAGCAAAGGTCGTAACTTCAATATGTTCTGCCGCTTTGCCAAAGGTTTGGCGTAAGATTTCTTGCGTACGCTGAATATCAGGGTTGATTGTAGATTCTTGATTATTTTTTGCGCTTTGGTATTGACTTAAATCGGCTTCGGTTTTAACATTCAAAGCAGAAAGGTTCACATCTGACTGCATATGTGACGGCAATCGAAGCCCGAAGGCAGTTAAAAATTGTGAACCTTTTATGGAGTTAGTTTCTGATAATGGTGATCGCAATTGAAGCGTAAGATTATCTAAGAAATTGGCTCCTTTTTTCTTATTCCAATAAAGCAAGTCATTTTCTAATCCGCGTTGAATTTGCGAATTATTTCGTCCATATACACTAGCAATATTAATTAATTCAATTCCTTGTGAAGTTTGCTTTAAATGCAAGGCTGAAACAACAGGCTTGTTGATTCCATTCACATTTTCCATTAACTCTGTTAAAACCACATAACCATTTTGCTGTGTGCTTGATTTCATTACTGCTACAGGATCATTAATTTGTTTTGGTAGCTGTTTTAATGTATCAGGTGTAACATTATGTTTTCCTAACATTACCTTTTTCAATACTGCACCACTGATCACCACATTAGCATCAGGAAGACCTAGCATCTTCAATACGCTAGGAGTTGTGCCAACATCAATAATTTGCGATGAAAACTTGCCATTGGCTACATCATCCACTGCTTTCGCAAAATCAGAATTGGCTGATTCATTCAGACTTAATCGAATATCTTCATCAACATTCTTCGCTTGCTGCAATGAGCCTAATTTATCGAATGCTACATCACCAAACATACTGGCTTGTGATAGATTGCCTTGTGTTTGCGCCTGATCGAAATATGCACCTAACACTTGCGCAATACGTTTTCCACTACGGCGATTTTCATCAAAGATGCTTAAGATTTCTCTTGCTTCTGGAGACAAGTCACCCACAAAGTCATTCTGTGCAAGATAATCATTGATTTTGTAACCTTGCGCATTGAGTTGATTGTATTTTTCTACCGCTTGAATAATGTCGTTGGAAATGCTGACATCAGAAAGCACGCCTGAATTAATATCTTGCTGAGTTTGAGCTACTTTAGGTGCAAGTACGGTGAGTGCATTTAATACGTTTTTTGCGCCTTGGTCGGTGTTCTCAATCAATCTTGATAAGGTTTGACTGTCGCCATAGGCTTGATACAACATCGCATTACGAATGCGTTGAACGCCTGTTTGACTTAAATTGCCTTTACCGTCCAATAACTCATTACGCAAGTTTTCCGGTTGGTTTTGTACGAATTGACGAATGAACTGTTGATTATCCGGTGAATTAATGTCGCCGTTATCTCCTGCGATAAATGAATCCATGCTTGGCAAACGGCGTGCATCCACTTTCGCCTGTTCTAAATCAGACATCCGCATTCCGCCTTGTTCGTTTGAATTGATTGCCACTTGCGCAATATCCACCGGAGAGGTTAAGCGACGAATCAACACGGGATTTTCTACAGAATCTAACTGAACAGAATCGATACCGAAACGGTCGGCATTATCTTTCAAAAATTGGCGATAGCCCTCTGCGCCCCCCTCTTGATAGGCTTGACGAATTGCCATTGTGCGACCGTTACCGGCTATGATTGTTTTGCCATCTAACGCAAGCAAAGGTGCCCCCATATCCATTGTTGGACTGGAAGCAAGTTTGCGCGGATCTAAATTACGAGCAATTTGATTAATTTGTGATTGACTTGCCGTTCTGTCACGATCACGGAATTGGTTGTCGTCTTTTTGTTGTGTAGGTGAAAGCATAGACGCATCCACTACTTCATATTGGAAAGGTTGATAATTACCATTGCCTACATCGATTTCATCATTTGTACCGCTGACAACTCCCTCTCTTGTTTCCGGTGCAATATTGGCGGTAAATTGCGTATTGCTTGTTGGACTTACTGATTGTTGATCTTTGGCGTTATATTCTCTCGCCTTAGCAATATAATCCTCAATCCATTGGCGCATTGCGTGACCGTCTTTGGGGTTGAGTCCGTAGGCTTCCGCAATGTTTTTTAACTCGCCAAAACTGCGGTCGATAACAAATTGGCTTTTTGCGGCATTGTCGGCGAATACCATCGGATCGCTGATGAACTCATTTGCTCCGGTTAAATCCCCTTTTCTGAATTTCTCAATAGCTTTTGCTACATAAACCGCACGCTCCATTTGTGGATCGAGTTTAAATTCAGGTGCGGTCTGTTCTGTTTGTTGTTCATCACCAAAGAAATCAGCGTAGGTTTGCGCATTTTCTTCCTGTTCTTGGCGGTGGTCACTCATCACTTGCTGCGCTCTTGCTTGTCTCGCACCGATAGTATTCAATGCCTGAACACGGGTCGCGGAAACAAGTTCGCTTAATTCTGTTGCGCCTTGGTTGAGCGTATCCACATAGTTTCTTAACTGGTTGTCAATTTCTTCATTGCCGGTGTTGATATGGTTGAGTAAGGTGCGCTTTTGATTGTTGAATGCGCGGCGGTCAGTGTAAGTATCCAATCCCCCCATCGCGGAGCCAAACACACCCCCCAGCACCGCACCATTAATGGCATTATCCGCCATCCCCTCGGTTAAATCTTTGTTCGGGTTGTAGTTGTCTTGCTCCGCCTTGTTTAAAGCGTATTGTTCACCAACGCCTTGAATGGCTTCTGTTCCGCCCTCAACCATTGCACCTTTTAACAAGCCGCCTTTAATAGTTTTAGCCGGACTACCCAAGCCCCAGAAGCCACCACCAAGACCGCTTACCGCATTTGTCGCTAAATCTGTTGCAATTGCCGCAGGATTTAACGCCGCATCACGACCAACTTTATCGGCAAAGGACGCTTTAGCTAAATCGTAAAGTTGCTCTACAGACTTCCCTTTTCCTTCCTCGCTATCGGCAATTTCATAGTAAGCGTCTGAGAATTGTGGGATTTGTGATAGCTGTTCATTCGTCATCTGCATAACCTCGTCACGCTTTTGACTGTAACGGCTACCGCCTGACATTGCGGACATCGTGGCAGTAACTCCAACCATATTCCAATATTTCTGCGGAATGCCGCGTTTAGCCGCCTGTTCCACGGCAACTTTACCCACTTCTTCGGCAGCTTCTTTTTTTAGAAGCATTTTCCCCGCTTGCTTAACCCCGATCGTTGCCATTTTGCCTGCGCCAAGGGTTAAAACAGTATCAAGGTTTTGTCCAATTAATGATCCAAGATTACCCGCCCACCAACGAACATTTCTAACGCCTTGTCCTTCACCGTCAAACGCATTCTGATTAAGTGCAGCTTTCATTTCATCAGACATTGTGGCAAGGTTTTTGTCCGCCCCTTCACCGGCCCATTCGCCGACCTTATGTAACCAATCTGCACCCGTTAAAGCGCCTAAACCATGTGCAATATCACTTACACCTTTCCATGCACCCATTTGTACCGCATCCACCGTATCAGCGAGAATGCCTTGTTGTTCTGGTTTTGTACTTTCCGCCGGCATATCAATATAGGTTCCGCCCGTGTCATTGCCTTTCTTGCCACCGGTATTGCCGCTAATAATACCAATCATCTCTTTATAGTCTTTGTCGGAAAGGTAAAAGCTCATGTTATCTGCCCTTTAAATTGAGTAATAAAAAAGACCGCACTTTTTAGGTTGCGGTCTGTTATTGGTCTAATCCGTAGTTTCCGTTCGGATTGGTGAGCGGTGTATTTTTCAACCGCACTTCGGTTTTGAATTTTTCCAAATCGATTGCTTGTTTGCCTGTTTGCAATTGGAGGTCTGTTGTCAGTTTAGCGGTGCTTAATTTCTCATCCAGATTCAATCTTGCTTGCTGTGATTGTTGATTGATTTCAAGTTCGAGCATTTTGATTTCGAGTTCTTTCTCTTTAATCTGGACTTTCATTTGCTCAATCTGCAACTGATTCTGCATGCGCATTTGCTCTAACTGCATTTCATGTTGCTGTTTCTGCTGCGCCATCTGCATTTGCATTTGGACTTTAAGAAGTTCCGGATCTTGCGGTTGCTGCGATTGCGCTTCCTGCATTTCTTGGAGTTTCTGTTCGTACTCTTCGCGCGGAATCAGCATGGTTTGCGTTCCCATGCTCATAGATTGCATTAAGGTTTTCGCGCCATCGTACCAATCAAACGCGTGCATTAATTGCGGGTGTTGACCGAACTTCTGGAAAATATCGATAATTTGTGCCGTCTGCGTTTCTTTCACTAATAAAGCGGAGGTGCCACGCGCCACAACCTGCATATCCCCCTTGATTGTTGCGTCATCACTCATATTCATGTTGTACTCATAGAATCGGCGAATAAGCGGTTTAGTAACTGCATCATCCCACTCTTTAACTTGGCGGCGACGAACGGCATTTGCCGCATTCATCAACATAGACATCCCACCTAATGTTGGCGTGACTTGTCCTTGCTCACCTTGAGCAATCATAGGGAGTCCTGATTCCTCATCCATGAATGACTTGGAAAGCTGAATAATGTTGGCCAATTCCGCTTGACGACTGCCAATATCAAAGATACCAAAAGCACGCTGCGCCTCAAATTGTGCATTCGCTGTTGCTCGATCGTTGGTTTTCCATAGCTTGTAAGGGGATAACTCCCAATTCCCATCTACCGGAGTTAATACACTGCTATTCACAACAGCTTGTGGCCCAATCCCCAAAACGCCGTTATCAATCATGCCACGCCAGGCGGTATTAAGGATTTCTTGCGCATCACGACAAAGGTAAGGGATGCCGAACCCGAATAAGCAACAAACATCCGGCTCACAGGTATAAACAGAATAAGGAAATTCAGCGGTTTCCAACGGATTGAGATTCACACTTAGGATTGTTCCATTACCTGCCATCACGATCACGCCATCAATTTCCAAGTTCGTCGCGCGTGATTCTTCATCATTCGGAATGTTTAATTTGTTTTCATCACCCAACTGTGCATTGGCGCTTTCTAAAACACTTAACGGAATGCCACCATGATATGTCCATAGTTCATAGCGACTATCCTTGCTCTGCGTTTCAAGACCTGAAAGTGTTCTTAATGTATCAACGTATCCATCCATATCGGAACTTGCTGTACGCGTATCGGAGCCTTCCAGTTCGCACAGTTCAAGAACGCTTTCTTTTAAGTAATATGGATTTTTAGCAAGGGCTTGTAACTGTTTCTTGGTGACATAACTACGCTCAAACACAAATTGGCAATCTTTAATTGTTGGCGCAGTCATATCCGGCACGAAATCCCATGGCAAGACTAAATGTGCGGCAGGAATGTCTTTACTCACGATTTCACCAACCCAATTGCCTAACTCATCTTGATGCCAAGCCTTAGATTCCACCGTATCAATCACCGGTGCACGTAAGATTCCCGTTCCTAACACGGCGGCATAATGTAAGCACAACCGAGCTTCTGCCGCGTAATCACATTCAAGCAACTGGTCGTCGATCAGTTTTTCCATTGCTTCGGCGCTTTCTTTTGCCTGTTGCATGATTGCACGGGCATTAAAGATTTGGGCAGCTTGTTCCGGATCGCTACTGTCAGGCTGTTTTGCGAGATTGGAAATATCCGGCATTGGTGTAGGGCTAATCCCGTAGTTTTTATCGTCACTTGGGAAAAGCATATCTGTCATCTGCGCCGTCCATGAATCGGTTTTTGCTCGGGTATAACCGACAAAGACTTTTGATTTGTTTGTTTTAATACCATCTTCGTACTGATTGCGGTACTGATACATATCTTTCACCCAACGCTGGACGACCGGTTGGCGCTGTTTGATATGCTCTAAAAGTCTTGCGTGCAAATCTGACCCGAAAGCTGTGATAGCTTCCAGAAGTGCGGATTGTTCTTCTGCCATTGTTAATATCCTGTGACTGAACTGATTGCTTGATGTGGTTTAACGTTGATGATTTGTTGCTTGAATAGGTCAGGCATAGCGCCTAAACATAAATATTGATTTGCATCATGTGGATGTGAATAACGGTTTTTATCCGGCGATTCTGTGTATTTTTCTTCACCGCTAATATTCAATTGACGATAGGCATAACCTGTTTCATAGCCTTTAATTAAAACTCGGCAATGCGGACTGATAATCATCGCAGGTTGCCCTTTTCCAACTAAGCGAGATAACCACCAACGCACAGCTTCTAATCTCCCTGTTGTGTTGTTCGTATCCGCCGGACGTGCATTGAATCCGTTTTCTAACAAAATTTGGAAGCAGGTTTTTTCGTCCGTTTGCGCACGCTGCACTCCGGCAGGGTCACCAATGATTTCAACTTCACAACCTGCATATTTAGATCGGATTAAAGGCGAGAGCTGATCTTGAATGAATCGCTGAATTCCCATTCCGGTAGCAACTACTTCGTCAGTTATTCGCAATTGACCGATAGGTGAGACTTGACCGATAATTGCAGCCGGCGTTAACCCAAAATCAAGACCAATGAATGTAGGCCATCCTTTAACCGGAATTAATTTATCTTTTGAAACGTGTAATTCTTTGTTGAAGTGATCCATATAGACGGGTTTACCTGTTTGAACAGTCGCAAATTCGTTGCAAATACGAGATTTAATCCAGCTTAATGTTTGCCCTTGAAGGTTATCGAACCAGTAGCCATAGCCTTTTTTATGGTTTTCTACGTTCTCTGCTAACGGATTAGCGACAAAACGGTGTCCGTGATAGTCCACGTATAAGCCGTTTTCAATATTCGCTTTGACTTCATCAGATAACGATTCAAACGGTATGCCGGTAACATCAATTAACGCGCCAGGTTGTGTGAAGAACGCCCAATTCTTAGGCGTAAGGCTTTCGCCCGTTTCTTCATCGAGCGCCATTTCAAAGGTATGCCACCAGTGATCGTCATCAGGTGAGTTGGTGTCCATAATCATACCGTTCCACGTTGCGCCATCGAATCCTTCCGAAACTCGCTTTTCAGGAAAACGGCCAGTACGTGTTACCGCCTCTGTTACCAACATCACCGGTAAGAATTGCGCTTCATTAATCCAAATTCCCGTCAGCTCCAAAGACATTAATTTTTTTACATCCTTTGGTTTATCCATCGACAAGAACATAAATTCCGCTTCTACCGTAGTCTTGCCATCAGGATGATTAATTTTCATCATCCCAGAGATCGGGCTATCGTATTTAATCGGACAAATACTTTCAGGAATCCATGCTTGAAAGGTCTTAATCACCGTTCCTTTTAATTCAGGATAAGTGTTTCGCACGCAAGCCCAACGAGTACGGCGAACACCATCAGAATTAGGTTCTTGATTTAAGCAAATACGGAACATCTCCATAACACAGCCAACGGATTTACCGCTCCCAATCGGGCCACGAATCGCTTTAACCAACTCATTTGATTTATGCACTCTACGAAACGTGGCAGAAGCACGATAATTAATCTTCATCGCCACCTTCCTCGTCATCGTAGAAGTCGATGGCATATTCGACCTTGTGTTTGCTTGCCGCTTTTGCACCGAGCTCTTGCGCTAATTTATCGGCTTTAAGTAAGGTTTCTTTCGTCTGCGCTTTTCTTAATTCGATTGTTTCAAGAGTAAGTGCAATATTGTTGTTTGTGCTATTCAGGCTTTCAATGCGCCCCACCGCTCTGTCTAGTGCAGCTTCCGCAGATTTGATTAGCTTAAATGTAATTTCCTTATCTTCTGCTGTAGTACACCGCGCTAAATCAGCCGTAAATTTCTCAATGCTTTCAATCGCCGAAATGGCCCGCTGGCGCATCAAGTCGATTTCGTCTTTTAAGCTAAAATCAACTACAACATCAAAGGCGGATTTGTCCTTGAAGAATCGCGCATAACCGCCATGAATTATCGGTCTCCCCTCTAAAACTTTCGCAGTCTTTTTAGCAGTTTCATTTGCGACATTCGCACTTTTCGCAGTTTGTTTCGCAATTTCGCAATTAATTTCGCAGTTTTCCTCTAAATCTTCTTTAGATTCAATAACTTCAGATTTCGCATTTTTGTTCGCAATATTTTTAGCGGCTTTCTTGATTGCTTTTACTTCTCTGTTATCGCCCTTTTGGATTTCTTCCATCTGTGCAAAGGCGGTTTCAGGCTTTTTGATATATCGTTTAGCACTGGCAAAGTTCAAACCTTTCTTGCGGCACCACTCCATTACAGATACACCGGTTCTTGCGTAGGATTTGATGTATTCTATTTGTAGTGCGTTCCAATCTTTTCTTGCCATAAACGAGATATAAAAAAGCCCGTGGCTAGACGGGCTGATTAACTACTTACTTAACTTTTCGATCTGCCACTCGCGGATCTTATCAATACGATTTAAGCACATATCACGCTCACGCTTGAGGATGACAGAGTATTGTGTAATATCCCCATAAGTGCTACCGCTAAAGCCGGTCTTATCTAAATGAGCCACATAAGCAGGCGGCAATACAGGACAACCGGTAGCTTGTGGTTTACCTGCGCAAGAACTCAACAACATTACGAGGAGCGGAAGCATTATAAGGATGGCTTTGTTTAACATCTTGTGGGATTGATTTAATAACTTCATCTGATTCGCTCCGTGCTTCTGCTTCCGCTTTTGACAGCTCTAACATGATTCGCTGATTTTCGGCGGCTTCGTCTTTCAGCCTTGTTATCTCTTTTTCTTTTTGAGACAACGCTTGCGCCTGCTCTTTGTTGTCGGCTCTTAAGTCAATAATGGTGTTGTACTGGTACTGCAAAACGCCGAGCAGGCACAAAACTCCAACAGCACCAACACATACCGCACCAAACTTAATCCGTTTAATTAATTGTTCACCGGGGTTAAACATAGTTGCTTTTCCTTTTCTCTGCGAGAGACAAGCCCGGATAACACTCTTCCGCCAGCTCTCGTCCAGCGTGATAACTCATTACAGGCTTGCGCATACTTGCCTGCATTGAGATATTTAAACATGGTGGATTTACGCATTGCACCGCAGCCAACATTAAACGTGATAGACGTTGCAGCATCAAAAACGGGTTGCGGTAAATTTCGTCCGTTGCCGTATTGGTTAACACACTTTTCCGCCACCTGAATATCATTCTTCCAGCGTTCAGCAATTTCCAAATCCGTATAGATTCGTTTCGGCTCAATCGGCAGTCCGCTATATTCTGTTGAGCCAATACCAACAGTTAACACATCTGATGGGCATTTATACGGCTCACGGCGACACCCCTCAGCGTTACCAATAATTTCTGCACCTGCTTGGCTTAATCGGATTTCATCGCTAAAATTCGTGTACATAATCCCAATAACAGCAAGAACAGAACATACACCCAAAGCGCCTCTAGTCTTCGGTAGAACCATCTCTCAAACCTCGCTTTAACTGTTCCATTTTCAGCTTATGCATTTCTTCTGCTCTACGTTCTGCGTTGTCTCTGACTTTGCCCTCTTGGCATTTAGCGTACATATTGACAAGACCACTGATTAAACCGATTAAAAGCCCGAAGATAGCAAGCCACTCTTGCAGCGTGTACATCGCCCAAAATGCGCCAAACCCAGACCAGATTACACTTTGAGTTCCTGCGTCTTTTAGCATTTTATTCATACTCCACCTCGCTTTTCTCGAGGTAATAAAAAAGCCTGTCCAATAAGAACAGGCTCATAAATTTATACCAATAAAAAACCGAGATGTATTAATTTACACCTCGGCTATTGTTAGAAATAGTAATGCAAAATTAGCGTTAAGTCAATTTATAATCACTTTTGGTGAGACTGTTCAACTTGGCAAATATACCCATCGCAATCTTGATTTAAGTCTAAATGATAGGAGGCCCATAACAACGCCACCGCAAAGAAAATCTTGAACATAATTTGTCCTTTTTCGTGAATTTGAGGTGTAAAAACCCGCCGCACGGATTTCTTGGGGAAAAGTGCGGTCGGATTTTGCGGTGTTTTTAGAAGTCGATTTTGACGGCTTTTGGATCAAACTGGCGCAAGTGTTCTAATGCTCACCAGTTTGTCATTGGGTCAATCTCAAACTCTTTGGTAATGCGGTTTAAGATTCGGTTTGTTGAGCGTAGTACGCTTAAATATTCGTAAGCCTGTCCGTAGATTTGCCCGCTCATGTTCGAGCCTAAAACGTTAAAGGCTCTTTCGATATGTTGGAAAGTGCCGACGCCACGTTTGAAAGCGAACCACAACCAAGCAAGCTGTTGAAGTTCATACTCGGTAAATTCAAAATTGAAACGATCATCTTTTTTCGGTTCAGTGATAAGCTCACCTTCAAGCACAATTCTATGCACATATTCCACCGCACTTTGTAATTTGTCGGCGGGAATGTCTTCAATGGTTTCGACGTTCATGTATTGATGAACAAGATTATAGGCATCGGAATAAATCAAGCCTTTCTTGCTGACTAACATATTTACTGCATTGCGTAAGCCTGTGCGGTCATCTGTAGTGGTTTTGCCTTCATACTTTCCTGTTTTACGGATTGCCGGCAAAACTTCTGCTGTAACCCATTTTCTAAAACGGTGCGGAACAGATCCTTTTTTAACGGCATCACGGCAGCGTAAGATCAAAGTGTACATTCCGCTTTCGCTGACTAATGAAAGGCTTTGTGCGCCGTTTCCTGCCGACCCTAAGTTTAACTTAGGGTCGAGGGTGTCGCTTGAACCGACAACCTTTTTCTCATCTTCATCTAAATTAGCAACAGCCATTGATGGGTTGCTTAAATTGATCGCTTTGCAAATATCAATAGCAACAAACCAAGGTTCATTATTAATGGCTAAAGTGCGGATGGATTTTGATTCAAAGCTGAATGTGGAAAGTTGGGTTTGATTAGACATAGAATGTCTCCTTTGGTTTGTTTTCGATATTAAGATTTACCCAGTTAAGGGTGCCGGGTGGTTCGAAAGCCGACCAAAAGAAACGGCTGGGATTATTCCCCTTTCGGGTGTTGTATTCTCCGCCCGCCCGACATAGATGAAATTGGATTTATGCGTGTTAAGTCTTAATGGCAATAAAACTAAACGAGATCACAAATTTTGCGCATAAAAAAACCGCTATGCTATCGGGTGCGGACTTCCGCTTTTGGTTTAAGGTTTCGACACCTTGAACAAAATACTAATAAAAAAAGCCTGCTTTGTAAACAGGCTTTTAAGGATTTTTATGGCTTAGCAATGATTATTTGCTTTTCTCTTGTTCCCACTTGGTTGCTAACCATTCAAACTCACAGAACAACTTCGGACGTAGTTCACGCTTTCTTAGAGCCTGAATATAAATATCAAGAGTATTCCAGTCTTGAATTATAAGAGAACATTTCATTCTCTTATAAATTTCCTCATCGAAAGCACCTTCCCGAATACCGGCAGCCATAAACTCATAATTGTTTAGAATATCAAGGATAGCATGATTTTCTTTTTCGTTTTTCAAAAGCGCTTCAGAACCAATCGTATCAAAATTAATGCCATTGGTCTTTAGCTGAGCGTATAACTTACGAGAACGAATTAGCCCGCGATCCTTTCTGTCAGACATTACGGCATCAATAGTCGCTCTTTGACGCCACTGCAAATCATTACTCGTGTTTTGTTTTCGTAAGGACTTAACTTGAAATCCTGCAAATAATGCTGAAGCGACGACTGCTAAGGTTTGAACCCAAAAACCAATCGTTTCCCCCCAAAATAGTACAGGTGCTTCTGTCATTAAAAGTCCCAACCCTCATTAAAGTTTAAATATTTCATTGTTACCTCCTACTGTTTTAGACTAAAAAAGCCTACTAAAGTTTAGTAAGCTCAATTACAATCTATGATTTTCGTTAAAGAACAATGATTACTGTCACTAATCACTCGTTTTGTTAAATATGGTCTGCATTATAGGTTCACAACCCAAACGATGCAATAAAAATATAACAAAATGTATTAAACACACATCTTCCCACCACTTGCCACCCTGTTTATTTTCACATGTTGCCAATTTTATTTTTGTATGTAGTATGACCCAAAATAGTCAGACACCCAAAAACCATGACGCCAGAAATCATTTTAATTTTAGCTATAATTTTTGTTGTAACTATTGTTTACATCACCATTAAATCAATCCAAGAAAATAACAAAGCACCCATAAATGATTTAATTGACGAGGATAATCTCAAAATAAAAGCAGCTCTCATAGCAAAATTACAAGACTATGAACAACAACTTGCAGAAAGAGACAGCTATATCCACAAAAAGGTGATTGAGTTACATGAGCTGGAAGATCGGCTTGATAAAGCCACAATGGAAGAATTTTTTAATGCAGGTGAAATTAATGACCTGAAAAAACAAGTCGCCGACTTAACACAGCTAAACACACACCTCCAAAGCCAATTACGCCAATCAAAAATGACATCGATCACAGTAAAAAAATGTCCCGGTTGCCGACGAGTGCAACCAGTTAGCGAATTTGGAAAGAACACCAATCAGCCGGATGGATTAACTAAATGGTGCTCCGTTTGTATGACAGAAGGGGCACCTATGCCACACGATATATCCGGCATGAAGATCTGTGAAAAGTGCGGTCAAAACAGAAAGAAAAGTAGTTTTTATCCCTCCAGTAGATATGCTGACGGATTGTCTAAGTGGTGTAAATTTTGTCTTGATAGCAATAATAAAGCCCGCTAAATACGAGCTTTGATAATTTAATAACAAAACTTACTCTGCTTCATATGTAATTTCTTTACATTCTGCATAACTTTTATGCATTTTCTCCATGCAATATTCAACTTCCCGTCTAAAGTCATCCTTAGACTTAGACTCATCGCTCTTGTTCATGCCATAGGCAATAGCAAAAAGCAATGCAATAAACAAAATCCATGGTAAAGCCTCTTTAAAATCTTTCCCCATAAACAAAAACTCCCATAACTAAATTTCTTTAAATTATAGGAGTTTTTTTGTTTTGTCTGTGATCTAATTCAAAGATTCGTTTTTTATTTGTCGCTTAATCACACCTTCCGCACCGCTCATTTCTTCGTAGCAATGGCGTTCAAAATCCACCACAAGCGCATTGAGATAACGCTTAAAGTAGGCTTCGGTGCAATTAATAGACTTCATTAAATGATAGATATTTGCGCGTAACTTCCCTTTTCCTCGGCATTCAGGGCATTCTCGTTTTTGTACTCTACCCACCTCGCCGGTGCCACGGCAGCGTGGGCAAACATTCGATTTGCGGACTTCATTTAATTCACGGATTCGCAACTGTCTCGCCTCGATACTATTTGGAGATAACCCGTTTTCTTCGGCAATTTTGTTGGCTTTATCAATCACGGATAAGTGTGCATATTGCGACCGTAAATAGCGTTTTCTGAGGGCGTTAAGGTGTTTTAATTGACTTGGTAAAGGTAAATCACAAACCATATCCACAACGTATGATAGCGCTTCTGTAGCATGTTCAGGCAGCCCACATTCTTCGCACCAACTTTCTGCATAGCTGTTCACAAACTCTCGAGAAAACGGATCTTGCCGATATTTACACATCAATAAATGATACCCGAACATAAATTCCTTTTCGGCCTGAGCAAATGCAAAAACAATCTGCTCCTTATAAAGCGGACTTTCCCCACCTCTCCCGGCAGTCTCTGCACTCACGCATTTAGGATTGTGAAGTTTAACTAATAACTCAATGGATTTGCTCATTTAAGACCTCTACGCTTTTCAATTAATCGGCATTTTTTATTAAAAATCTGTTTAATTCTTTTCAAATCTTCTTTTGAGTAGTTTCTTATTCGTTGATCTGCTTCAATTTCCTCAACCTTCGCCAATCCAATTCGTTCTATTAAACCAAGTCTGAATTGCTGATAATTCCCGCCTAAATATCGGTTGCACTTTTTGCATTGACCGAAAATGTTTAGCGTATAGAATCGCAAATGCACCGCACTCCCACGACTACGATAATGCCCGGCATCAAAACCACCACCAAGCTGGTCATTTGTAAGCGGTCTTCCGCAGGATATACAAGGCTTATTTTCGTCACGCAGCCGAATATATCGATTCACCGCACTTTGCGCTTCTGACGTTAATTCCCCCTTGGTTTTAGCTTTTTCTTTAAGTACAGCCATTCTTTTACGAGATTCAATACGCTCTTGCTTATCTTTCTTTTCTCGCTCTTTGCGGGATTGTTCACGAGATAATTTAATTGCACATTCCGGCGAACAAACCTTTTGCGTACTACTGAACGTTTTTACAAAGTAGCTCCCACATACTTTGCATTTATGCTGTTTTGGTGCCTTAGCCATTAAAACACCCCTAACTTGTAAGCCATCCAGACCAAAAGGACAAAAATAGCTAAATCGCCATAACCAGTTCTCCCGTCGAAAAACAGCCCTAGAAACATTAAAAAACAAACAAAACAAATCACCGTCTCACCCCGTTAATCAAACTCTTATTCTTACTGCCTGACTGTCTCCATTTGCGCCAGTCGTCACGTTCTTTTGTCAATCCGCGCGTTAGTTTTTCGTTTACATCATCAACCGATTTACGCGCTAAGTTAGCCGCTATTGCCGTTATTACTGCTGCCGTGAGTTTTGCTTTTCCGTGATCGACATGACCTATAGTGCCAACATTCACAACTGGCTTTGTGCGTTCAAATTTCTCTTTACTCATCATCCCTCCAAGATAGCCGTCAACCCTAATCCAACGCCTAACGCAATCCACATCAAGCCCCCTAATACACAACCAGCTAAGCAGTAGATAAAAATCTTGTTTGCGTATTTATCGTCTGCAAAAAACAGCGCCCAGACCAAAACAAAAACAGGCGTAAGTGATAACACTGCTAATACTGCAAAATAATTAGTCCAAATCATCGATAAATACCGCTAATAAAATCTCGTAAATCATTCAACTTTGTCCTTAACGTATTTAACTTCGTAGTATTTTTTGTTGATTTCTAACAATTCGCCGTTATTGGCTTTATCCCTTGTAATCTGAGCATGGACGTTTACCCCAAGAACAAAAGATACAAAGCACAGCATTAAAGCAAATACACCTGTTCCGCTGTTGGTCGCAAACGCAATGCCAAAACAACTCGCTACAATTAAAACAAAAATTAAAGTTTTCATCGTCCGTAAAATCCCCATCTATCGTTAAATTTAACCCCATTTTGTACGCCCCAGCTGGTCACGTACTCTATAAGGCTCGCCATTCGTGATACGCTCATTTTTGCCGAGCTCTCACGGATATTCACAAATTCGCCCTCAAGCCCCGGCACCACATCCGCTTTTTGATTCGTTGCGATTGCATGACCGGAGATAAATAAGACTTTCCATTGTTCCATTGAGAGTTTGCGTCCCATAAATTCCGCTTGGTTCGCCACGTCTTGGCACATGGCATGAAATTTCGCATTTTGCTCAAGGTTGCGTGTCATCGGCTGGATTTTGATAACCAACGGTTTTTTATCGTCCGCCGGCAACCCTTGGATAAACGCTTGGCAATTTGACCGCACTTGCTCATTGCGTAAGAAAAACGTTTGCTTGTCGGTCATTACAAACCCTCTTCTTCTAAAGTATCATTCGGATAAAAATCAAATACCTTGGGTAACAGCGTGGTATAGATAAGTATAGGCACGCCCCCTCCTGGTATTTCCAATGCATCAGAAAAGCGATAAATCGCCACCTTTAATTTCTCGCCTTCACGTTGGTGCGAATAGAGAAAAAATTCACCTTTCAACGTATCCCCAAGCACGATATTTTGCTTAAATACATTTTGCAGCACGCTCACGAAAGGTACTGGATTCACACCTAATATTCCGGTTAATTCCCGATAGCAAATATCAAACAATCGCTGACGGCACTCTTCAACGTTGTCCAATTGAATATCTACGCCATAAACTGATGAAGCACAGTCATAAATCAACCATTCAGCGGGCTCATTACCGTCATATTCTTCTCGCACTTTAGCCAATTTGCGTCTCAAAATTTCTGCAAGAAAATTACCATTGCCACAGCTTGGATCGAAGAAGGTCGTTTTTGGCGAATAGTTACCCTTATCTAATAAATCCAGCATTTTTTTGACGATAGGAGATGGAGTAAATACCTCTGCAAAGGCTTTTACACGTTGCTTAGATTTAATGATTTTTTCAGTTGTCATCGCTATACTCCACGCCCAAA